TGCTGAATTTGAGGATAACGAACCTGTAAATACTTCTATTAATAGACCCTCTATTGAAAGAACCCCTATAGAAACTATTAATCCTACTACTGCATCTAAATATTCTATAGAGGGTGAAGTTTTAGAATTACAAAAAAGACATTATGGCACTCAAGATGCAAGTAAAATATTAGATAGATCTTTTACAGAATTAACTAAAACTAAAGATAGTGTTACTCCTGAAACATTTTTTAATTTATATAGAGAATTATTTTTTGATATACCTAAAATAGGAGAAAATTCCCATACATCCTTAATGATAGAAAGTAGGGATTATCTTAATGATTATGTGGATCCCAAAGATGAAAAAATTGATGAATTATTAAATAGAGTAATAGAAATAGAAAAGGAAAAAGCCACAATACCTTCAGAACACCCAATTTTTAGAAACGGTTCTGCAATTAGAATAGGAACGGGTCCAGATGATCAGGGGGGTGCTTTAGGAATTATGCAACAAGGTAGATTAAGAAGAGTAAGTAATCAGGGAGATCCATCTCCTTTTGCACAACTTAAAAAACCTTTAGGTTTAGTTGATAGTAGTGGTAAACCCTTACCTGATGGAGATTGTTTTACTTATGTTTCAACTCAAACATGGAATAGTTTACCTAAATGGCCAGATTTTAATGGACTTTCAGCAATAAATGATCAGGCTAACCTTAATGTAACATTAAGTGATTTTGAACCCCCTATAGCCCCTATAGCTGATATAGAAGCTAAAATAGAAGATTCATCTCTAAGTAGATTAGAAATAGATTCTTTAATAAGACGTTTAAGTAATAAAATACCTTTTGAAGGTTTTACTATAGAAGATAATTATTCAGGTTTAATAAATTGGAGTTCAGAAGAATTGGTCCCTTTTGGTTTTAAAGGTAATATACAAGGAGAATCAAGAATTTATGATAATACTAACGGACAACTTAGCCAGGGAATTGAAAAACTTATAAGTAATATTGCTAAAAAATATGTAAATAATGTAGAAGATATTATAACGTCTTTGGAAGGGGCGGGTGAACAACTTTTACTTAATACTTTACAACAAATAGGAGAAAATATTAAGGATTCCATTAATCGTTTATTTGGTAGAAGTACTTCAGAAGATGAGGATGCTGAACGATTACAAGTAGAATTAAATATACTTGATAGTATAGCAGGACAAGAAGCTAGATTATTATTAGCCAATATAAAAAATGATAGATTAGTTAGATATATTTGGACAGTAGATCCCGAAAAATTACAATCTAACAATAATGCCAAATTCTTTTGGGTTAGAGAAAGAGGAGAAGGGTATAAAAACTTTTCTATTTTTAAAATAAATGAATTTCTAACTGCTCTTAGTCAAGGAAAATTCGGAGCTATTAATAGATTAATAATAGATTAATACATGTTTAAAATAACTGATATATCATCCCCTTCTAAATTACCCTTAAGTAATATAAATTTTAGAGATTTAAATAAAAGATTTGGTA